AGTACCTCGAGCCAGACCCGAGGGAAAAGCGCCGCTCGATCTAGACGAGCGGATCACGGCACAAGTTCGCGTACTCGCGCCCGCGCTACGGCCTGGGCCTGATGCCTGTCCGCGTGCCTTTCGGAAATCAGCACACCCCCCTTTTCGGAAGGACAGGTCAGCCATGACCATCGAACAGCTCATCGAGCGTGTCCGCGCAGAACGCGCCGGCAAGCTCGCAGCCCGCAACGCCGCATCCGACCAGCTCCGCGAGCTCCGCGGCGCCGATACCCCGGATGACGCCCGGATCGCAGAGGTCCGCGCCAGCATCGACTCCCTCGACGCCGAGATCGACACGCTCTCCGAGCGCGTCCGCGGCTATGAGGCCGAGCTCGAGCGCGACCAGGCCGCCCTCCGCCTCTCGGCCGAGACGTCCCCCTCCGCAGCGCGCGGCTCCTACGACTCGGTCATCCGCACCGGGGACACCAACGAGCCGCGCACCTACACGCAGCGCTCGAACGTCAACGAGGGCGTGTCGTTCTTCTCCGACGCGTACAAGCACTCGCTCCGCGGCGACGCCCGCGCGACCGAGCGCATCATGCGCCACGCGAAGGAGGTCGAGCACCACGAGGAGATGACGGAGCGTGCCACGAACACTGGCACCTTCGCCGGCCTCGTTGTGCCGCAGTACCTCATCAACCTCGCGGCCCCGGCCCTCGCGAACGGCCGCCCGCTCGCGAACAACGTCCAGCGCCTCCAGATCCCCGATCAGGGCATGTCCTTCACGATCCCCCGCGGCACGACCCCCGCGTCGGCCGACGTGCAGGCGACTGAGAACTCGAACGTCTCCTCGACGGACGAGGCTTGGAGCAACCTGACCGTCAACGTGGTCACGATCGCCGGCCAGCAGGACGTCTCCCGCCAGTCCCTCGAGCGCGGCTCCGGCGTGGACTCGCTGATCTACCTCGACCTCGTCAAGCGGTACGCCGCAAGGCTGGACCTGCAGATCATCAACGGCTCGGGTGCCTCGGGGCAGGCGCTCGGCATCCTCAACACGGCCGGCATCGGCGCAGCCACCGCGTTCGGTGCAGCGGCATCGGCGGTGAACTTCAACCTCAAGGTCGCAGGCGCCAACACGAACGTGTACTCGGCCGGCGACGGCCTCGCGCCCGAGTACCTCGTGATGCACCCGCGCCGCTGGGGCTGGCTCACCGGCCTCGTGGACACCACGAACCGCCCGATCGTGCAGGCCAACACTGCCGTCGCGCAGAACCCGCTGGCGGTCGGAACCCAGGGCGGCTCAGAGGACTTCGGCTCGTCGACCTCCCCGTTCGTGGGCGTGCACAGCTCGGGCCTGCCGGTCCTGCTGGACCGCAACATCCCGACGAACGTCGGCACGAACGCCGAGGACGTCGTCCTCTCGGTCGACGGCGACGAGCTCCTGCTCTGGGAGGACGGCGACGGCATGCCCCGCGAGCTCTCCTTCGAGCAGACCACGGGCGGCTCGCTGACCACGAAGCTCCTGGTCTACGGCTACATCGCCTTCACCGCGGGCCGCTACCCGCAGGCCGTGTCCAAGATCGGTGGCCTCGACGCCACCGCCGGTCAGGGCCTCATCGCCCCGACCTTCTGATAGGACCCGCTCCCCGCCGCGATGGTCCCCGCGGCGGGGAGCGGATCCCACCTCTCACTCGAGGGACCCGATTGAGAAGAAGGGAACCAGTATGGACGACGAGCTCAAGGACAACTACCGCGCCCTCCACGAGGCCGGAGAGACCTGGGAGAACATCGCCAAGCGCATCGACGCAGTCGGCGACACCAGCACCGCAGCATGGCTGCGCTCGCAGGCCGCAGACGGCGGAGAGGTCCAGCAGGACGAGGCCCCGAAGGGACGCTCGGGCAAGGGCTCGCTGTCGACCGCGTCCGCTGACGAGGGCGCTCCCGCAGAGAAGGCTGAGGCGTAGCCGATGGCCGCTGTGGACCTCGGCGCGGCCGTAACGGTCACATGGCCGGGCGCGCAGACCGGGACCGTCACAGCTGCCGTCACGCAGCCGGACGGGACCGCTTTCGGCGGGACCGTCACCGTCTCGGGCAATCAGGCGACCTTCACCCCGACGATGGCGGGCAGGCACCTCGTCCGGTTCGCCGCGACGGGAGGCGCGTACCAGGACGTCGCCGACGTCTGGCCCACGGACGCCCGGGCGATCATCAGCCTGCAGGACGCCAAGGACGCTCTCGGGTGGCCCTCGCAGGGCTACAACGCCGCGAACGAGTCCGACTTGAGGCTCTACGTCGTGTCTGCGACGCCGGTCATCGAGGACATCGTCGGTCCGGTGGTCTACGGCCAGCACGTCTTCAAGGGCGACGGCGGCAAGCCCGGCGTCGTCCTCCCGGGTGCGGTACAGAGCATCGTCTCGGTCACGGAGAACGGCTACCCGGTGCCATCCGGCTACTACGTGTGGGATGAGACCTCGAACACGCTGACGGCGGGCACGAACTGGGCGCCGAGGCGCTTCATGCCGAGCGTCCGCGGCGTCGTCGTCACCTACATGGGTGGCTATCAGGTCATCCCGGCAAACCTCATCCTGGCCACGCGCGAGCTCGTGCGGCACCAGTGGCAGATCGGCAAGCAGGGCACGCGCCCGACGAACGGGAACCTTCCGCAGACGGTCGAGGTGTTCACGCCCAGCGGCTTCGCCGTCCCGCGCCGCGTCATCGAGCTCTGCGGCGCCAGCTCGCGCATCACGGGAGGCTTCGCGTGACGTACCCCACCGCGACGGCGGCGGACGAGTTCAAGCTGAACTTCTTCACCGGCGTCCAGCAGTCCTTCGCGGCCTCGGCGGACTTCTCCGAGGTTGCGGTCACGTACGGCCAGCCCGGGAACTTCGCGATGGGCTCGAACGACATCGTCGCGTTCCGCGGCGTGCAGTCGAGCCACGTGGACGCGACGATCGGCCCGCAGCGCTCCCGCCACGAGACCCTGACGCTCGAGGTCGTCATCTCGTGCTGGCGCGGCGGCGCGGAGGAGATGGAACTGGTCTGCGCTCAGCGGGCCTACAAGATCCTCCGGGCGATCGAGTACTACGCCCGCGTCGCGAACACGACGCTCAGCGATGCCGCCGGGAACCCAGCCGTGCTGTGGTGCTTCCTCGAGCAGCACCAGTCAGACGGCGCGACCGACCCCCAGATGCTCGAGCAGGGCCGCGTCATCGAGATAACCGCCACTTTCAAGGCGGAAGCCCGGGTCACAGGGACCTCGGCACCCCAGTAAAAGAACTGGCACATCGAATTAGGAGGGCCCTGTGGGGCGCATCAACATCAAGAATGTCTCCCCGTTCGGGGAGCTCGACGTCCCGCTCCTGCGCCGCATCGTGGAGCGCGACGAGGTTATCGAGGTCGACGAGGAGCACGCGCGGCTCCTCCTGATCCAGCCGTTCCACTACGCTCCCGCCGACGCTGCCGCGGAGGCCTTCCTGAAGGCCCTCACGCCCCCGGAGCCAGAGGGAGAGGGCGAGGTCGAGCCCGAATCCACACCCGCGCCTCAGAAGGCGCTCCCGGCCGCGAAGGCCGTTCCCGTACCCGCGCCGGAGCCAGAGGCCGAGGCGGACGCTGAGGAGGCCCAGAAGTGACCACACAGCTCGACGCCAGTATCGGCCTCGTCAAGGAGGCCACGTACGGCACCACGACGACTCCGACCCATTTCCCCGAGTTCCTCTCCGAGTCGCTCGAGTACAAGTTCGACATCAAGCAGGGTCAGGGCTTCCGCGCCGGGTCCCGGACGCCTCGCCTCGAGCGGCGCGTCATCGGCACCCAGTGGGCCGAGGGCGACATCGAGATTGAGATGGCAGCGAAGGGCTGCGGGATCTTCCTCGAGGCGCTCCTGGGCGCTTCGTCCTCGAGCGCTTTGACAGCCCCGGCGTTCCAGCAGACTTTCACGCTGGCATCGTCGGACCCGGTCAACTCGTACACGATCCAGAAGGGCATCCCGCTCCTCGGCGGCGGCGCGGCGCAGCCGCACACCTTCTCTGGCATGGTGTGCACGAAGGGCGAGCTGACCTCGGCGCAGGGCGAGGTAGTCAAGCTCAAGACGTCCTGGAATGGGCAGAAGGTCGACACCACGACCGGCTACACGGCACCGTCGTACATCGCCGGCAACGAGGTCTTCTACTTCTCCGAGGGCGCGATCACGGTCGGCGGCTCCGTCACGGCGCCGACGTCGACGACGCTCGCCACGGGCGGAACATCCGTTGCGGACATCGTCGACTTCTCGGTCTCGATCGACCACAAGCTCGACACGAAGGGCTTCACGTACGGCGGCGGCGGCAAGCAGTCCCGGCGCCCGGCTCTCGGGCTGGCGAACATCGGCGGGAAGATGACCGCTGAGTTCGACACGACGACGATGCGCGACGCGTACCTGAACCAGACCACCCTCGGCGTGGTTCTGACGTTCACCTCCGCCACGCAGCTCGCGACGAGCATCTTCAACACGCTTCAGATCTACATCCCGGCGATCCGGACGAACGGCGACCTGCCGAACGCCACCCAGGGCGTCGTGAAGCAGTCGATCGATTTCGACGTCCTCGACGGTGGATCGGGCGCCTCGCCCATCACCGCGATCCTGCGCACGCTCGACACCGCGGTCTAGTGGCCGATTACAAGGTCGAGCCTTCGAGGGAGTCGATGGTTCGGCTCCTGCAGATGGCGAAGGCGGCTGGCCCGACTCTCAAGAAGAAGCTCTACGAGGGCATCCGATTGGCAGCCGAGCCGGCCGCGCAGGCCGCGCGCGACAAGGTCATGGGCGAACTCCCGCCCAAGGCCGACCAGCGCGGCATCGTCGCAAAGCTCACTGGCCGGGCGCAGAAGTTCGGGAACAACCACAACCACACCGGCCTGCGGCAGAACATCGCCCGCGGCGTGAGCGTCGGCATCAACTCCTCCGGGAAGAGCGCCGGCGTCCGGATCTCCTCCTCGGCGCTGTTCCTCACCCCGTCGCAGAGGGCGCACGGCATGAACCGCGTGTACAACCTCGAAACCTTCCGGCATCCCGTCTTCGGGGGACGGAAGACGGCCGCCCAGCATGGCATCCGCTGGTTCTACGGCCCGATTGAATCCAAGAAGAACGCGATCACAGACGCTGTCGTGCGGGCCATGCAGGACACGGCTGATGAATTGAGCAGACTGTGAAACTCGAGATCGACGGCAAGCAGTACGACCTCGAAGCGGGCATGGCCCGCGCCGACCTCTACACCCTCTTCGAGCTCAAGTCCAAGTACGGCATCGGCATGCAGTCCATGCTCAAGGCCGCCGAGCGGATGAAGGGCCTGGACCCGATGGCGATGCTCGAGGACGTCGAGCTGTTCCAGACGTTCCTCGCGATGATCTGGCTTGCCCGCCGGCACGCGGGCGAGCGGCTCACGCTCGAGGAGTCCACGAGCATCCCGCTCACCGAGCTCAGGGTCGTGGATGAGGAAGGTGCTGAGGTCGCGGACCCTCCCCAAGCCCTGACGGGTTCCGCTCAGGGCGCCGCGCCGCGTCGCGCATCGACATCAAGAGGCACGTCGAAGACGTCCAAGAGTCGATAGACGACAACCTCGTCCTCATCTCCCACCACTTCCCGGGCGTGAACCACATCAACGTCTGGCAGATGCAGTACGTCCACTGGCTCATGTACCTCGACGCTGCCAAGGCGATCCGGGACGAGCCCGCGAAGTTCCCCTGGTGAGGTGAGGTGACCCGTGTCTGACGCATCGCTCCTGTTCAACATCTTCGGCCGCGACGAGGGCGTATCCAAGGCCTTCGACGGGATCTCTGCCAAGGCCGCGGAGATGGACGCAAAGACCCGTGCAGCCTCGGCCGGGATGAATACGAGCATGTCCTCGGTCGAGGCGGCCACGAAGAAGGTCGCCTCCCAGCGCGACGTGCTCGAGGTAGCCACCCGGCGCGTCGCGCTCGCCGAGCAGGCGCTCGCCGAGGTGAATAAGAACGCCGAGGCGACGTCCAAGCAGAAGCTCGCGGCGGAGAACGCGGTCCTCAGCGCGAGGCAGGCGGCGGTCCGGGCCGAGGACGCCCTCGCCCGGGCCGTCGCCGACGCCTCGCGCCTGACCGAGGAGGGCTCGAAGAAGGTCGAGAAGTCCGCCAAGGACGCAGCGGACGGCGTGAGTATCTCGGCCAGGGACATCACGAACAGCTTCAACACGATCAACACGATCGTGGGCGGTGTGCAGCCCTCCATCTCCGGCCACATGCTGAAGATGGCCGGCGGGGTCGGCCTGTTCAGCTCCGCCGCTGCCGCCCTCCCCGCAGTCGCGGGAGCCGGCATCGCGGCGGTCCCGCTGCTGTTCGCCGGGGCCGGGGCGATGATGGTTTCGACCGCCGTCGCCACGAACGCGCAGCTGAAGCAGACCTTCGCGGACGCGGGCAAGTCGATCCAGTCCACTATGCTCGACGCCGCCGCGCCGATGGTGAACATGTTCGGCAGCATCGCCTCCGACGCGGCCGACTCCCTCAAGGGTATGGGTCCGGCCCTTCACGACGCGTTCTCGGCCGCCGCGCCCCTGGTCTCCACATTCGCGCAGGGCCTCCTCGGGCTCGTGCAGAACGTCTTGCCCGGTCTGAATACCGCCCTCAGTGTCGCGGAGGGGCCGATGAACGCGCTCGCGGGCGGTCTGGCGGGGATCGGCTCGGGGATAGGGCAGTTTTTCCAGCAGATCTCCGCTGGCGCGGCCGGCGGTGCGGCGAGTCTCGGGAGCCTGCTTGGCATGGTCTCGGGGCTGCTCGGCCCACTCGGGGCGTTCCTGGCGAACATTGCGGGCCCGGCCTCGCAGGCCATGGCCACGCTGGCGAAGTTCGTGGACAACCTCGTCGCTGCGCTGCTGGTGGGGCTGACCCCGGTCATTAACGCGCTCATGCCGGTGTTCGCGCAGCTGCTGAGCGCGCTGATGCCACTGCTGCCGGTGATCGCACATCTCGTGCAGGCCTTCGCTCCGATCATCACGGACATCGGCGGCCAGCTCGTGCCGATCTTCCAACAGCTCGTGGGAATCTTCACGCAGCTCGTCCCTGCGGTGATCCCGCTCATCGACCCGTTACTGAACCTGATCTCCCCGATCGTGACGATGATCGGGCCACTGCTGCAGCTGGCATCCGCGATGGGCGCGGCTCTGCTGCCCGTGATCGCCCAGCTGATCCCGATTGCCCAGAACCTGCAGAACGTCCTGTCCGGGGGGCTTGGCGATGCATTCCTGGCGTTGGGTCAAGGGCTTCTTCCGCTCGTGCAGCCGCTCAGCGAGATCGCTCAGATCCTTGGTCAGACACTGATCGCGGCGTTCCAGCAGCTCGGGAGCGCACTCTTCCCGCTCGTCGGTGTATTGACCGGCGGGCTGCTGGGCGCAGTTCAGGGCCTGCTCGCAGTCCTGCAGTGGCTACAGCCGGCACTGCCCCAGATCGCGATCGGAATTGCCGCGGTCGTCGCTGGTTTCAAGCTGTATCAGCTGACAGTGGAAGCAGTGCAGGCGGTCACCAAGGCGTGGGCGGTCGTCCAGGGCGTCCTCAACGTGGTGATGAGCGCGAACCCGATCATGCTCATCGTCCTGGCGATCGGAGCCCTTATCGCCGGGATCGTGTTGGCCTACAACAACATCGGGTGGTTCAAGGACGGGGTCAACGCCGTATTCAAGTTCGTCGGCGAGGTGATCGGAAACGTCGTCACCTTCGTCTCGGGCGTCTTTGGTGGCTTCGTTGGGTTCGTCACCGACGCGTGGAACAACATCGTCAACGCGATCTCGACCGCCGTGAACTGGATCGGAACGGTCATCTCGGTGGGGTTCAACCTGTACGTGACCGCGGTCCGGACGGCGCTCAACTGGATCGCGAACACGATCAGCACGGTGTTCAACGCGATCGTCTCGTTCGTCACGGGGATTGTGATGGCGATCGTGACCCCGATCGTGACGGCGTGGACGTGGGTCTCGAACCTCGTGAGGAACATCCTCATCGCCTTCTGGCAGACGCACGGCGCCCAGCTCACCGCGATCTGGAACACCGTCGTGTCGATCTTCACTGGGATCTGGAACTTCATCGTCGCGGTCTGGAACACCATCGTGGGCGCTGTCATGGGGGCGGTCACGGCGGTGTGGAATGTCGTCTCGTCGATCTTCACGGCGGTGTGGAACGTCATCGTGTCCGTCTGGAACGCCATCGTCGGGGCTGTGACGGCGGCGGTCACGGCGGTCTGGAACGTGATCTCGGCGATCTTCACGGCCGTCTGGGGCTTCATCTCCGGGGTCTGGAACGGGATCGTCGCCGCGATCTCCGGAGCGGTGAACTTCGTCTGGAGCGTCATCTCGGCCGGGTTCAACCAGGTCTGGGGCTTCGTGTCGAGCATCTTCGGGCAGATCGCGGGCTTCATCGGCGGGGTCTGGAACGGCATCGTCGACGGCGTCTCGAACATGATCGGCAACGTCGTCGGATTCTTCACAGGGCTCGGCGGCAAGATCATGGGCGCGCTCTCCGGTGCGGCGTCGTGGCTGTTCGACATCGGCAAGAACATCGTCCAGGGCCTGATGGACGGCATCGCCTCGCTCGCGGGAACGATCGGGAACTTCTTCCTTGGCCTCATCCCCGGCTGGATCGTCGGCCCGTTCAAGGCCGCCCTCGGCATCGCCTCCCCGTCGAAGCTGTTCCACGGCTTCGGCGTGAACATCGGCGAGGGCCTCGTCAACGGCATCACCTCGATGCATGACGCGGTCGGCGGGGCGATGGACGGGCTCACGGGCAAGGTCGTGGACCCGTTCAGCGGAGCGGGCTTCTCGGCCTCGGCGAACCTCGCGGTCGCCGCCGCGGCTCCCGTGGTGAATGTCCACATCGGAAACGAGCAGCTCGACGCACGCATGTACCGCGTGGCGAGCGGCGCGATCGGCGACGCCGACTGGCGGGCAGGAACGAGGCCTTCGCGATGAGCGTCACGACCAGGACGAACATCGTCGTCAACGGCTCGTTCGAGACCAACGTCACGGGCTGGACTGGGACGAACTGCACGCCGTCCCAGTCCAGCGCGCAGGCGTGGTCCGGTACGAAGTCGATGGCGCTCACGGCGACCACGGCGGCGGCATTCAGCGTCGCGACCGCGACCGGCACCTCGGGCATGCCAGTCTCGGCGAGCACGTCCTACGCCTTCCAGGTGCAGAGCCGCGCCGCAGCGACCGCCCGTACCGTGACGGTGAGCATCACGTGGTACACAGCTGCGGGCGCGACGATCAGCACGAGCACGGGCACGGGCGTCTCCGACTCCACCACGGGATTCGTCCAGGCCTCCGTCGTGGCGACGTCCCCGAGCACCGCGGCGTTCGCCTCGATCAGCATCGCCTACAACACCGCGGCTGCGTCCGAAGTCCACTACGTCGACATGGTCTTCGGCGAGGCGGCGAGCTCGGTCGGCGCGCCCTTCGATGGTTCGTACGTGAGCGCGGCGGGCGTGGTCTACGCATGGGTCAGCACGGCCTTCGCATCGAAGTCCACCGCGACGACCTATCAGCCGGTCATCACCCTCGCGCAGGGCTCCAGCCCGAGCCCGAACGTCCAGATCACGTATCAGGACTTCGATCCGGGGACGAACAACATCAACGTGTGGCGGACGGCGGACGGCAAGCGGCGCCCGGTGCGCGGCGCTCGCAGGCGGAACGTGGTCGCTTCCGATTTCGTGACCGACTATGAGGCCCCGCTGGGGCGCACGGTTTCGTACGACATCGAGGTCCTGAGCGGGGTCTGCGCCGGCGTGGTGATCACGACGGCCACGACGACGATCACGAGCTCGGCGTCGGGCTGGCTCTCCGATCCGCTGGTCCCGTCGTCCGCCGTCGCGGTCTACGGCGACGTCGGCCCGAACGGGGAACCGGGCCTGGACTTCGACGCCCTCGCGCAGCTCGACTACAAGGCGGCCGTGAGCTCGGCCGTCGTGATCGGCACCAGCGAGCCCGTCGCCCAGATCGGGCAGCGGCAGGAAGCGGCGAACGTCGACGTGAACGTCACGACGCTCTCGACGACGCAGGCGACCGCGCTGAAGGCCCTGATCATGTCCGCGGGCGCGCTCCTGTTCCGGCCGCTGGCGGGCTGGGCCTCGCAGCTGCCGGGCCTGTGCTACCTCGGCGCTGGCACAGTTTCTCTCCTGCCGGCCGAGAAGTACGGCGCGCAGATGAACGGCTGGAAGGTCAAGGGCGACATCATCGCCCCACCCGGTGCGGCCATCGTGGCCCCGACGACGACCTACGGCACAGTCTCGGCCAACTATGCGACCTACTCGGCGTTCAACGCCGCTCACACGGGCCAGCAGTACCTCGACGTCATCAAGAACCCGTAGGAGGGGCATTGCCAGCCACAAAGGGCATCTTCGCCGGAACCGTCGTGTTCGGCTCGACACCGGTCACGTCGGCGGGCATCCCGATACCCGGCGACGCGACCTCGATCTCCATCGTCCTCGACCTCACGGCCGTGACCGGGACACAGCCGGCGCTCACCTTCGAGGTGCAGTGGTCGATGGATGGGGGCACGTGGGCCAGCGCCGAGCCGAAGGACGCGTTCGCCGCCCTCACGACGGCGCCGGTGACCGTGGCCAAGAAGTTCGACGTCAAGGCGCCGTACTTCCGGGTCTCGATCACGGTCACGGGGACGGACACCCCCACCTTCACCGGCACGGCGAACGCGTATCTCTGAGAGGGGGCCGGCATGCGCACCCTCGACACGAACACCACGAACGCGCTCGCAGGCTCCCGCTCCGGGGACACGCTCACGGTCTGGGCGATGTACAACGGGCAGCTGGCCTACCCGGACCCTCTGCCGATCGGGAACTGGTCGATCGCATACGACACGACGCGGCAGATCGACACCCTCACGGTCGAGGTCGACGACCCGGACGGAACGAAGGCCCCATGGCTGCTCGACGACCCGCTCGGCGTAGGCGGGTCCCGGCTATGGGTCTTCTACACCGTGGGCGGGGCGAGCACGATCGCGTACGACTGGTTCCGGATCTCGCAGGCCGAGCCGGACGAGGCATGGCGCTCGTACCTCGTGACAAACCAGGGCGTAGTCAACACCGATTCGCCGATCCCGAACGGGTACTCGGTGAAGTACGCCTCGGGCGGGGCGAAGATCCAGATCAAGGCCGAGACGCTGCCGCGGAACATCGCGAACAGCAAGTTCATCGCCCCCACGTCGCCTCCGGCCTCAGCGACGGTGGTCTCCGAGGTGAAGCGGCTGCTGACGGACATCATGCCCGTCACGGTCGCCACGGGTGTGGTCGACCAGTCAGTGCCGACGAGCCTTGTCTACCCGGACGACCGGCTCAATGCGGTGCAGGACTTGTGCAAGCGCATCGGGTGCGACTACCGCACGAACGGCTCGGGGCAGCTGGAGATCTACCCGATCCAGCAGGCGCCGGTCTGGACCCTCGCGCCGGGGGCCGAGGGCTTCCTGGTCGACGTGAAGCGGACCATGAAGGGCGACGGCCTGTACAACGTGTTCGTCGCGGACGGCACGGCGAACCAGCAGCCGGTCAGGGGGATCGCGACGATCACGGGCGGGCCGCTGCGGGTGAACGGCCCTCATGGGACATACCCGGTGTTCTACAGCTCGCAGATGATCACCACGCAGGCGCAGGCCGACGCCTACGCCGCTCAGATGCGCGACACGCAGCTGAAGGGCCTGACGACGGAGCTCGCGGCGACATGCCTGCCGCACCCCGGCTTGCAGAAGGGCGACTGGATCACCCTCACATGCCCGACGACGACACCGACCACAACCGTCAGCTTCCCGGCGCGGGTGACCGCAATCGACCTACGGGGCCGCGACGGGACGGTCGACCCGATGACGCTCTCCCTCGAGGCGAGCTACTCCGACGTCGCGACGGTCTTCTCGGGGGTGGCACGTGGCTAATCTCGACAAGCTCCAGGCGATGGGGGACGACGGCCAGAAGCAGATGCTCGTCCGCGGCACGGTGGTCGCAGGGTCCGGCGCGTACGCGGTGAATGTGAACGGCAACGTGCTGCCCGTCAGCTCGATCGACCCGGTCGCGGTCTCCGCGGGCGACTCGGTCCTCGTCGCGGTCATCGCCGGCGCCAGCGGGCAGGCCGAGGCCATCGTGCTCGGCCGCATGGCGAACTCGATGAGGCCGGCGACGGGGACGGTCACGGTCGTCCCGGTGGGCTCGCAGACGATCACGGTGACGGGCTCGGACGGCGCAACGTACACGGCGTACTTCCTCTCCGGGTACACGCCGGCCGTGAACGACAACGTCGAGATCACGTTCATCGGCGGCTACCCGTACGTGTCGAAGGCTGGAGTCACCCCGACCCCGCCGCCCGTCCAGACAGTCGCTGCGCCGCCGACAGCCCCGAGCTCGGGCACGACGAACTTCGCCGCCGCGGACTCCGCCACCTACTGGAGCGGCGGCGGCTGGGGCTCGTGGGGCCGCGCGGACCACGTCTACAGCGGCACGTGGGGCGGCAGCACGGTAAACGGGGCGTGGTTCTACGCCGGCGGGCCGGGCCAGATCCAAGGGCGCACGATACTCGGCGGGCGGTTCATCCTCGGCGCGAGGGACATCGGTTCGGGCAACTACAACAGCCCGGCCACGGTGAACCTTTATACCCACGGGAGTCCGAACCGTCCAGGCGGGAACGTCTCGACAATCAACGGCCCCACAGTCGTCACGGCCCAGCCGTGGCAGGGCCTCACCACCTACTCGCTCAGCCAGGCGCAGGCGCAGGACCTCGTCAACGGCGGCGGCATCGCCATCTTCGGCGGCGACTACGCCGCATTCCAAGGCATCCAGGCCAACGCCCAATCGGGCACCATCTCTATCGATTGGAGTCGCTGAGTGTCGCAGATACGCGCGAACAAGATCCAGGTCCCAACGAACAGCGACAACTTCACGAACCTCACCACCGACCTCGCGACGATGGCCGACACGTCGAATGTCGTCGTCAAGGTCGCCAGCGCCGCAGAGCAGAACGCGCTCGCCAAGAGCGCCGGGCTCATCACGACGCGCACCGACCTACCGGGCTCGCCCATCCAGGAATGCGACGGGACGAACTTCGCCCAGCAGCAGAAGCCGAAGGTGTGGGCGAACAACCCTCGCGTCGGCTCGTCCTCGGGGCTCCTCACGAACCTCCAGTCGGGCGCGGTGGTCCCGATCATCCAGGCCGGCACCATCGTCGTCACCACGGACGCGAACGGGTACGGCAACTTCGCCTTCCCCCAGGCGTTCCCGAATGGGCTCCTGTCATGGGTTGGGATGAACGCGGATGACGTCGCGACCGGCACCAACGTGTTCATCTCTCAGGGATCGGCGGGCGTGAGCCTGTCCACGGCCTACTTCAACGCGTGGAAGGCCACAGGCTCCCCCTATGCGAGCCAGTCCATCCGCATCGACTGGATCGCGATCGGCTGGTGAGCGACATGGATACCGCATCCGTCGCGACCCTCGTCGGCTCGCTCGGGGCAGGCGCGGGCGCAGTCCTCGGGGCCCTCGGCGGCTGGTGGGGCAGGCGCCGGGCCGAGGCTCGCGCCGACCGCCTCGAGGCCCGCGAGATCCACCGGGCCGAGAAGGACGCCGAGACCGCAGCGATCAGCGAACGGGACCAGCTGATCCGCACCATCACCGAAACCCTCGTCGAGCCGCTCCGACAGGAGGTCGCGACCCTCCGCAACCGCCTCGAGAAGGCGGAGGAGTCCATAGCGACGCTCGAGGACCGAAACGACAGGCTCGTCGCCTTCACGTACAAGCTCATCGGCATCATCCGGATCGCCGGCGCACTCGACCAGATCGTCCCCGCCGACGTCCCGCCCGGAATCCACCTCTAAGGAGAAGCGCATGGGCTACATCTGGCCTGTTGATCCGAACGTCTGGCCCGTGACGCAGGAGTTCGGGGCGAACCCGAACGCGACCCTCCCGGACGGGACGCATGTCAATCCTCCCGGTGGGCACACCGGGAGGGACTTCGCCACCCCGATCGGGACGCCGGTCCTCGCCGTGGGGGATGGCGTGATCGACTTCGCCGGGCAGGCCGACTGGACATACGCCGACAATCCGCTGTGGATGGTGGGCTCGATCTGCATCATCCTCAACTGCGGCGACACGGAGCCGGACTTCACCTATGGCCACCTCTCCAGCGTCTCGGTCGCCCAGGGCGAGCGCGTCACCCAAGGGCAGGTCATCGGCTACACGGGCAACACCGGGGCTTCCACCGGCCCGCACCTTCACTTCGAGGCGCTGCCGCCCGGCTACGTCCTCGACCAGTGGACCTACGGCCGCGTCGACCCCCGCCGCTACTGCGACGGCTACGTCAGCGGCATCGCAGCACAGGCAACGAACATCACCCCCATCACCCCGCAGGAGGATGACATGACTGAATACAAGGACTGGTCGCCGGAATCGAAGATCCAGCACTACTGCGACATCTGGGGCCTGCCGGGCGGCTCCGGCGGCGCGAACCCTGGCCTCCCCGGTGCCCCGCTGATCGCCGAGCGCGCACCCGGCACGACGAACGCATGGCCCGAGACGTACCTCGGCTCCCTGCGTGGCCGGATCGACTCGGACATCGAGGCTCACGTCGACGCCGCCCTGAAGAACGTCCCCGCAGCCCAGCCCGCCACGGGCCCGGCAGCGCTCACACAAGCGGACATCGACGCGATCGCCACCAAGGTCGCCGATCTCCTCGCGAAGCGCCTCGAAGCCTGAACCCGTGGACCTCGCACAGTTCGTAACTGCCCCGGCGAGGGTCCTCTACTCGCCGCTCGACGACGTCCACGGCGCGCTCGCGGACCTGCTCAAGTCGGCCAAGCATTCCGTGGTCGTCGCCGTGTACGGGTTCGACGATGACGAGCTGGCCGAGATCCTGCGCGAGCACCTCGTGAACCCGCGCATGCATGTCCAGATCACCCTCGACCGGTCGCAGGCCGGCGGTGTGCACGAGAAGGCGCTGCTGGCGAAGTTCCGCAACGAGGACATGGGCAACTCGATCGCCATCGGCACCTCCGAGAAGGGCGCCATCATGCACCGCAAGATGGCGATCGTCGACGGAGAGTGGCTCGTGACCGGCTCGACGAACTGGTCGACGTCGGGCGAGACCCTGCAGGACAACGAGCTCACGGTCCACCACAGCCCCCAGCTGTGCACCCGGGCCCGCACCGTCCTGGACATCGAGCACGACCACGCCCTCCAGCAGATGAAGGCGAGGGCGGATGCTGCCCGGTGACATCGCCCTCTGCCACCCGGACGGGTGGGTCGGCCATGACATCTGCTTCGCGACGCGCTCGCGGTACTGCCACGTCCGCCTCATCACGGGAGCGGACGGGTCGACGGTCGAGGCCAACCCGCCGGGAGCGTTCCGCGGGAAGGTCCAGCCGGGCGACGTCGTCGTCTCCGTGCCCCTCACCGACGAGCAGCGGGCCAAGGTGCCCGCGCTCGCGGGCGACCTCGTCGGCACCCCTTACGGGTGGCTCGATGTCGCCGCGCTCGGCCTCGCCCAGTTCGGGCTCCAGCTGCCGGTTCTCGAGCGCCGTCTGGCGCGGCCGGACCGGCTGTTCTGCTCGCAGCTGGTCGACGTCGTCTGGCAGTCCGTCGAGTTCCACGCGTTCGACGACGGCCGCCTACCCCAGAACGTGACGCCGGGCGATCTTGCCGAGCTCTCGTTCGCCTCGGGCTGGAAGGCCCAACTCATCAAAGAAGGGACTCAGCAGTGAACAGCTTCATCTCGAAGATCACCTCGTTCGTCGGCCGCGTATCGCCCAAGGTCAAGGCGGGCCTGATCTGGGGCGCCCTCGCGACGCTCGGCATCGGGTGGCTCAACAGCGTCACGCCGGCCGATCTCGCGTGGGCAGGACCGGCCGAGCCGCTCCTGTTCTCCGCGATCCCGATCCTCATCGGGCAGATCGCCGCGTGGATCAAGGAGGACCCGCTGCGCACCGAGGGCGCTGCGTCCCTCGCAGCGAAGGCCGCGAAGACCGCTGATGATGCAGCGACGGCCAACGTTACGGCCTCGACTCCTGTTGCCTCCACGAGCGCCGTGTCGACCGGCCCGGGAACCGTTGTTCAGTCCGAGACTGTGACCCCCGCTATCGTCGCGGTGCAGCAGCCCCCGGCATGACCCAGCACACGATCTTCGGATCGTCGGCCCCCGCTGCCGTCCAGAATGGCGACACCGCCCAGCTGAACCTCGCGACCGCGTTCTACGTGACGTCGGGGTCGACGTGGACGGCGACGGGAATCCGGGTCTACATCGACCCCACCTCGAACGCTCCGCTTACCGGGTACCACGGCTACCTGTCCTCGGGGAACAGTGCCGGGGCGCTGACGCTGCTGGGCAGCGTGGCGTTCTCGGTCACCAAGACGGGCTGGAACGAGATCGCGCTCCCGTCGCCGGTGTCGCTGTCCGTGGGGACCAAGTACTGGGTCACGGTCTACTTCCCGGGCGGTTGTTACTCGGCCACCGGCCACGCGTTCGACACCGCGAGACAGGCGTGGGACGCCAGCTCCCTCTATGGGGCCGGCACGAGCGAAGTCCTCCCCGGCAACGGCGTGTTCAGCTACGCCGGGCCGGGCGACATGGGCGGCGCCTCGACCTTCAACGCCAACTGGTACGGCGTTGACGTCACCACCGACGACGGGCTCGTGGGCGGCGCACCGCCTCGCCACACGTCGATCAACGCGGCCATCGCCCCGCCGAGGTGGAAGGCCGCGATCCGGCCGCCACGGTGGGCCTCTACGATCCTCCAGCCCAGATGGAAGGCGGCAATCATGGGACCGACGACACTGCCCGCGGCGACGGGCCCCGAGTACCTGCCCCTGACTGTGACCAGGACCGGGCCGGGCTCGGCCGCGTCGATCTCGGCGGGCTGCTCGTACTCGATCGTCGCGGGAGTCGCCACGGCGCCGGGAACATGGACAGCCTGCACCGTGATCGACGGCAACCCCTGCGCCACAATAAGCGGGCTCACGCCGGGTACCTACACCGTGTTCGTGCAGATACTGGCAGGCCCCGAGACAATCGTCAGGAACCTCGGCCAGATCACCCTCACATAGAGAACGCCCCCACCCGGAAGGGTGGGGGCGTTTTTCTTCGTCTGGACTACTTGACGTTCGGGCAGAGCAGAATGCCGGCGCTCGCCATCACGGCGAGGGTGTCGTCGTTGCTGTACCCGGCGGCGAGCATGCCCTGGCGGATCTTCTCGGTGTTCGCGCTCGTCATCCCGTCGCACATCTGGTGCCCGTAGCCGAGGAGCTCCTCGTCGGTGCCCTTCTTCACCGTCGCCCGCACCGCGGAGAGGTACTTGGGGTCGCGCTCCGGATCCTTGACCGAGGCAACGGCGGACTTCGCGCCCTCAGCGATGGCAGTCGCCATCGCCGTCGCCAGCGCGTTCGGCGTGGCGGATGGTGAGGGCGTGGCGCTCGCGCTCGCGGACGGCGCCGCGCTGCCGGAGGCCGTCGTCGACGACTGCGCCGCCGCGCATCCTGCGAGGGCGATGATCGATGCTGCAGCGAGTGCGGCAAGTGCCTTGGTGGTCATGGTTTCCTCTACTCGGTGGATGAACAACAAGGGCAGCATAATGTGGCCGCGCTCGTGCCACTGTCAATAGATGGCTAAAGGAATGGCTATAGTCCACCACTCCGTACCGCGCCGTTGCTGGGATCGGATGCCCTGCGCGTCGGTCACCAAGAACGATAACGACAAGTAGATAGGCCCAGAAAACCCCCGGAATTCCGGGGGTTTTCTGTGTCCAGCGACCTCCTGCATACCCCTGCGATTGATAGCAATGGCTAAAGTATTGGCTATAGTGGCACGCATGCCGACCAAGAAGACGAGGACCAGGGACAAGGGCGAGGGGAGCCTCTACCAGCGATCGAGCGACGGTATGTGGTGCGTCTCCGTCGAGCTCCCCGATGGCCCGGGCATCCGGCCACGGAAAGTCGTCTGCCGGAAGTCCAAGGCCAAGGCCATCGCCGTGCTCCGCGAGATGAATGCCGAGCTCGCCGAGCACGGCGACATCGTCCAGTCGATGACGCTGGCCGAGTGGCTGGACTACTGGCTCGAGAACATCGACGCCCCGCGCTCGCGGCCCCGCACGCAGGAGAACCACCGCACGCACATCGAGAAGTGGATCGTCCCTTCGCTCGGCCGGCGCCCCTTGATGAAGCTGACCCCGCCGCACATCAGGCAGCTGCACAAGACGATGCGCGACGAGGGGAAGTCGAGCGGCCACGTGAAGAACGTCCACGCCACGCTCAAGGTCGCTCTGGCCGACGCCGTGCGCGAGCGGCGGCTGCGGCAGAACCCCTGCGACATGATGGACCGCCCACGGTCCTCCAACCGGGCCCAGAAGGCCCTGACGGTGGAGCAGTCGGTCCAGCTGCTCGCGCACCTCGCCACGCGCGAGGACCGGGCGCTGTGGGCCTGCTTCATCCTCACAGGAGCCCGGCGCGGCGAAGTGCTCGGGCTGGAAGACGATCGCATCGGGGAGACGCTCGTGCTCTCGTGGCAGCTGCAGCGCATCACGGACATCTCCAAGGCCCCAGAGGACTGGGAGCACCGCCACGTCGAGGGGACCCTGTACCTCGCGCGGCCGAAGTCGAAGTCGGGCTGGCGGGTCATCCCCTTGGTCGAGCCGCTGCGCTCGATCCTCGCGCTGCACATGCAGGGCCGGGGCCCCGGCCTGGTCTTCACCGAGGACGACGGCAGGCCGATCCCGCCAGATATCGCGACGCGGCGCTGGAAGCAGCTCCTCGCCGAGGCGGGCTTGCCCGAAGACGTCGTGCTCCACGGCTCGCGGCACACCGTGGCCGACCTGCTCAAGGCCGCCGGCGTGCGGACAGAGGACATCCAGCAGATCCTGGGCCACTCCTCGCGGGCCATGACCACGGCCTACTTTACGAAGGACAACCTCCCCGAGCTCGAAGCGGCAATGCACAAGATGTCCGCACTGCTGGCGCAGGATTCGGCAAAGGCTTCGTGAGGCCGCGACTGGACAGACCTGTCTGTCCGGGACTAAAGTCCTAAGTTTCCCAAGGGTTCCCCAAAGAATTCGTTGAAACCTACCCCGGAGAGGCATGATTGATCCCGTTGCTTCCAGCAACGGGACAAAGTCACACGTATTCGAACAAGGGGAATGGGGACAGCCGCATGGATGGTCAGGAGCTCACGGCGGGATCTGCCGGCACGGAGGGCGAGGCCGGCCTTAGGGGCATGCTGACCCTGACCATGCGCGAGATGTTCGAGATGGCCCACAGCATGGGCATCAAGCTCTCCACGATCGTCTAGGCCTCCTCGACGGGCCCTTCCTCTTCTCGTTCCACCCGGCGCTCGGCGCGCTCCACCAGTTCATGGGGAGTGACGCCGAGCGCTTTTGCTATGTCCATGAGGACTTGGAAGGGGATGTCGCGCGGGGCATCGGCCAGGTAGCGGCTCAGCGATGACTGAGCGATACCGACCTCGCGGCCGAGCGCCGACTGCGACACGCGTTTAACTGCCATCTCAGCCCGGATCTCAGCGGCCAGCGCGGCCTGCGCGCGCTCTCCATAAGTTCCCATACCGGCATAGTAACCTGTCGGATTGGGATGGGCAATCCCATACGGATGTAAGTCCATCGAATTTACTTACGAGAATTCCCCACTTGGACTTGCTTCTATCCCATTTGGGATGGATCATCTTCGTATGGTCTCATCCAACCCACAAAGCGATGAAGCATCCGCGCTCGGGGTAGCGCTCGCAAGGCTCATCGATGAGCGGGGAACGAACCCCAATGCACTCGCAGAAGTGACTCGCATCCCCCGTTCAAGCGTCTACCGCAAGATCGAGCTGAAGCCCGAAACCTTCACCGCCTTCGAGCTCTTCGAGATCGCCAAAGCTCTCGGAACCAAGCTGTCCGCGATCATTCGCGAAGTCGAAGACTCGGCGGCCTGAAGTGCAGCCTCTCGCATACTCCATCGATGACGCCGCGGCAGCGGTCGGCTACAGCTCCGACACCATCCGGCGCCAGATCGACAAGGGCAACCTCTCGGTCCGCTACGCGAACCGCAAGCCCGTCATCCTCCGCAGCGAGCTCGAAGCATGGCTCGAGTCGCTGCCCTCCGAACCGCCCGCCCGCTGACGGGTCGGGCTCACTGAGCCCCGGCGCGGGCCGTCCGCTTCCCCCATAGGCAACGGCCCGCGTCGGCCATCCCCCGAAGAAACGAAAAGGCCCGGGCCGATTGCAGCGGCCCGGGCGAGAGATCCCCGAAAGGAAGTCCGATGACCATGCTACCGAGCGTGTCCGACACGCGACAGTCCAGGTCGAATCCGCTGTGGCACGCCCTCCCGGCGCACCAGCGCCCCTCGAAGTCCTCGGGCCAGCTGATCGAGCTCGCCCGCCGCGCTTGCCTCACGAACCAGCCCCGCCTCGCGATGACGTACCTCGAGGCAGCGGACGTCTCGCGGGTATTCGAGCGGGTCGAGGCCGCGGCCGAGTGGATCACCATCGTCGAGACCCAGCGCCAGCAGGCCGCGCTCCGTCGCGTCCGCGCCAAGGGCGAGCGGGTCGGCGCGTTCCTCCGCGCTCTCCTCGGACTCCCGAAGGAGGGCTGAGCAATGGCAGTCGATCTCGTGTGGGAAGAGCCGCCGGCAGCGGAGTTCGGCCGCGGCAAGGGCGGCGAAGTGGACCGCGCCGTCGAGACCCTCAAGCAGAACCCCGGCAAGTGGGCCCGGGTCGAGGACGAGGCCACGAGCAGCAGCGCCGTCGTGAAGTGGAAGAAGCGCGGCTGCGATGCCATCGCCCGCGGCCTCCCCAAGGAAAAGGGAAAGGGCTACAGGTACGCCATCTACGTCCGCTGGCCAGAGCCCAAGGCACCGGACCCGAAGGAGCTCGCGAAGAAGGCCACGCCCGAGCAGCTGGCGAAGGCATACGCCGAGAAGCACGGCGCCGCAGTCGCCGGCGTGCCCCGCCAGCAGCACCTCACCGAGGAGCAGCAGGTAGACCAGGCATGGCGGGACCGCCTCGGCGGGAAGAAGGTCGCCCGGTGAGCACCCCGAAGCGACTCTTCCTCGACTGCTGGGACAAGCCCGACCTCCGGCCCGAAGAGTACCGGCACCTCGACGCCACACCCGGCCCGGTCGTCGCCCTCGCCCCCGCGAGGCTCGCAAACGAGCGCAAGCGCCGCTCTCTTATGATCGACCGCGTCGTCCGCGACGCCGAGCTCCTCAAGTCAGCGGCGTTCAGCGTCCGCCAGTTCGACCAGACCGGCCACGCCGACCTCGCACTCGACCACCTCACCGCGCTTGCCAACCAGATCCGCGCGTCCGTCGCAGCCCTCGTCGACAGCATCGAGACCGCGTACGAAACCCACGAGCAGAACGCTCTCGCCGCGCTCGCAGGCAAGGACCCGGCCGGTCCGCTGTCGGAGCCGCTCCCGGCCCCCGAGCCGGTGCACGAGCCGCTGCCAGAGGAGCCGGCGAAGTCCGCGCCTCCCGCGGGCCCGTCGCCCGCGGACGTTGCGCGCATCAAGACGGACCTCGCGCGCATCAATGCGCGCATCAAGACGGACCTCGCGCGCATCAAGACGACGGCACTCTGATGGCGACCCCATACCGGATCAGGAAGAACGCCACGGTCCAGCCAAAGGGGCAGCCGCCGCTGCGCCAGCGTGCCGCGCTCTCGTGGCGTGCGGGGAAGCCGGCCGAGATGGAGAGCCAGCTCGCGGCGTTCTGCCGCACGGTGTGGCCGGGCGCTGTGATCCTGGTCGACCGCTCGCGCAAGCATGTCGAGGCGAACGGCGGCGAGCTCGCTGACGGCTCGATCTTCGTCAACGGCCGCGAGGTCGCCTACTACTACCTCAACGACCCGGCCCCGGCCGGATCGGGTGGCGTCTGATGCGCGCCCCGTCCCGCGCCGTTGCACGCCGCCGTCGTCTCGCTTTCACGTACGTCCCGGCCTTCACGGTCGGAGCCCTCCTCTGCACTGCCGCAGGCCCGTCCCTCAACGGGGGCTGGGCGCTCGGCTCACTCCTCATGCTCGCCGCGATCGGCGGCGTCCTCCTCGACTTGGAGCCCAGAATGACCGAACAACCAGCAGAGACCGTCTTCATCCCCTCCGTCTGGCAGGACCAGCTCAAAGGCCACGCGGAAACGCTCGCGGCCCGCGGAATCATCGAGCCGATCTCCGAGCAGGAGTGGCTCGGTAACACCCCTCAGGGCCGCGACCCCGAGTTCGCCTCGGCCTTCGATGCGGCCAGCGACGCCCTCGACGCCGCCGGCGACGCACTGGAGAACGGTGACCTCGCCCAGGCCAAGCACCACGCCCTCAACCTCATCGGCCGGATCTCCCGGCTGCAGGCCCTCGACCGCGCTGCCAAGGAGGCATAGCCCGATGACCCGTTTCGAAGAGATCCCAGTCGGCAAGCTCGACCCGCACCCGAAGAACGTCCGCCGCGACCTCGGGGACCTCGCCGAGCTCGCCCTGTCCATCCAAGCCAAGGGCATCGAGCAGGCCCTGACCGTCGCCCCGCACCCGACCGCCCGCACGAAGTACCTCGTCCTCGGCGGGCACCGCCGCCTCGCAGCGGCGAAGCTGGCCAAGCTCAAGATCGTCCCGTGCATGATCCGCGACGACCTCACCACCGAGGCAGCCCAGACCGAGTTCATGCTGGTCGAGAACACCCACCGCCGCGACCTCACCGTCCTCGAAGAGGCCGAAGCCGTCCAGGGCCTCCTCGACCTCGGCCTCGACGAGAAGGCCATCGCCGAGAACATCGGCCGGTCCCGCGACCTCGTCCGCAACCGCGCCAAGCTCGCCAAGCTCGACGATAAGGCGAAGGCCAAGCTCGAGGACCGAACCCTCACGATCGAGCAGGCACTGGACCTCGCCGAGTTCGACGGCGACGATTACGCCACAGATCTCCTCCTCGAGCGCGCCAACTACAGCCCGTGGGCTTGGAAGCATGAGGTCGAGCAGCTGCGCCGCAAGCGCGAGACGCAGGCGCGGATCCCCAAGACCGTCGCTGCGCTCCGCAAGGCCGGGGCCGAGCTCCTCGACGAGCGTCCGGAACACACGGAGCTCGCCGCGCAGAACCTCACCATGACCCAGAACTGGCGAGCAGCCGAGCACTTCAAGGACTGGACGCCAGAGCAGCACATCGCCGCCGGCCACAAGGCACTCGTCGACGAGAAGAGCGACGGCCACGCCGTCTGGATTGCCCCGCGCCCGGCCGAATGGGATGAAGAGGACAGCGAACCTGAGGAGACCCCGGAGCAGGCCGCGCTGCGCGAGAAGGAAGCCGCCATCATCGCTGGCGTCCAGGTCGCCGCCCATGTCCGCCACGAATTCCTCAAGAGCGCACTCCTCGACCCAGTGTTCGACGTCGCCGAATGGGCACGCCAGAAGAACATCGACGAGCTCGCCATAGGACTCCAAGGCTTCATGGCACAAGCCCTCTTCGACCTCGACACCGAAACAGCCACCGTCAAGAACCTCCGCGCCAAACTCGACACACTCTCGAACGACGCGCTCGCGGTCCTGCGGCACATCGTGAAGTTCGGAACCGCCGAGCAGGGCCTCAGCGGAGCCGGGCACGTCTACTACGGCGCGCTCGCGGCATGGGGCCCGTCGACGAGCTACGGCAGCGACTACGGCAAGAAATGGCGCGACCTGCTCACCGGCGTCCTCGGATACGAGTTCTCGGACATCGAGAAGGAAGCCATCGCGCACCAGGCCGACCTCCTCGAGGAAGCCACAGCTGCCCGCGAGACCGACGAAGACGAAGACGACTACGACGACGAGGAGTACGACGATGACGAAGACTGAACGCTGCACCTCCGGATGGGATGAACTCGCGCAGGCCGCGCTCGCCGTCGCCCTCGTGGCCGGTGGCACCGTCATAGCTGCGACTCCAGCGCCGTGGTGCCTGATCCCGGCAATGCTCGCAGTGGGCGCGGCGCTTGGAATCGAGACGATGCAGAAGCGCGCTCTCACGAAAGCCCACCGCTGCGGCTACAACGCGGGCGTCGATGAGGCTCTCCGACAGCTAGCAGCCTCGGGCGCGCAGGTCACGCGCATCACTTCTGAGGGGGTTGAGCGGCTGTGACGAAGCTCAGCAGCGCCCTCCCGAAGGAGGACACCTACCGGAACGGCCTGACCGCCGCGAACCAGGACCTCATCGCGGAACCGGGCGAGCCGATCTACGTCGTGGCGCAGCTCGTCTGCTCGAAGGTCACGAAGGACATGTTCACGGGCGGCGAGGAAGCCACGGCGCTCGTCCAGCACATTGAGGTTGCCAGCAGCGCGGACGCCGATCTCGTGCAGCAGATCCTCGAGCGCGAGTACGAGCGCCGCAACCCGCGCCCTGAGCCGCTGCCCGGGACCGAAGGCTATGGGCGGGTAACGACGGTCGACTTCGGGACGGGAGAGTTGCGATGAGCCTCCCCGAGCACGGCCAGCCGTTCTCCGCCAACCACGAGCGCACGTGGCCTCGTGCGGGCGTTCGCCGCAAGGCCGATGGCTTCTGGGCGTTGACGGTCTGGGCGGCGCCTGACGTCTCGATCGCCTACTACGTGGGCGTCTCGTTCGGCAGCCGCGAGGAGGCCGTCGACCTCGGCAGGACCATCGCCGGCGCGCATCGCTCCGAGGGCGTGATCGAGGGAGTCTCGTGAGCCGCGGCGCCGCTGGCCGCGCTGCCAGCTTCACCGCTCAGGCCGCACGCCGGCAGGCCAGGATCGAAGACCTCGAATTCCTCCTCGAAACCGGGGAGGCCCCAGCCCGCGCAGCCCTCAGAGCAGGTTGGCCGTCCCTCGCAGCCGCCGAAGTCGCACTCCGCCGAGAGCAGCACCCCGCATGGACCGTTATCGCCCGAGCGTTGGGCGACCAGCGCTCCCACCGAACACAGAAGGAAACAGCAGCATGAAGACCACCGCCCCAGCCACCGCCACCGTCCGCGCCGAGTACGAACGCTGCCCCTCGTGCGGCGGCGTCATCAACCAGCAAACGGGCGAGTGTAGGTGCTCGGACTGATGCTCACCGACGTCGAGCTCGCGCAGTGGCTCGTAGCCGTCCGCCACGACGCGGCCGCGGCGAGCATGGCCGCAGCGATCGCCACCGGCGACCAGCAGACCCTCGACCACCTCGCCACCGCCGCGGACGTGAAGAAGCGCCGCGCCGAGTGGCTCGGCGCGAAAGTGCACAACGATGACCCGCGCCGAACTGGTTGAGGCCGCGCTCGCAGAAGCAGAGCGGCTCACACGCCTCGAACTCCTCGAAGCCGTCCTCGAGCTCGACCGCCGCAACCGCAAAGCAGCGCATCTGCTGCGGGTCGGGCAAGGACAAGGCCTCGTACCCATCGCCGAAACCATCAACACCCTCGAAGGACGCAGCCATGCATGAGATCGAATGGCCCGATGTGCCCAAGCTCGAACGCGAGCCCTACACGTCCGGCGCAGCTACCCGCCTCGTGACAGACCCCGCCTACCGCGAGGCGACCGAAGAGGCGAAATAACGAGACTTCCGCGGGGGCGTCAAACGGCTGACTTTTCGACATGCGTCACCCGAAGGCGGACTGGGCGGCTTATTACGGCGCCTGTAGCGGACGACCTGCGCCCCCGCGGACCACAACCAAAGAAAACAGGAAGGACAAGGATCATGAGCGAAGCCACTATCGCGGCCGACCGCGACGTGTGGAAGGCAGGCGCCGAGGCCGCCGAAGCGAAGCTGCAAAAGGTGCGGGCGCTGCGCGAACGATGCGCAAGCTTGCCGCCCGGCGGAGCCAGCTACTCCGTGATCACCCAATGGCTCGACGCTGCGCTCGCCGACGTCAAGCCCTTCGAGCTGCCGGTCGACAAGGATTACGGGTCGAGTTTCTGGGCGAAGAACCGGACCGGGACATGGCTCGAGTTCGTGGTCTGCAAGGACTACTCCGAGCCAGGTTCGGTTCCGCGCACGGTGTACGCGACACGCAGCCACGCGATCTACACCGCGGACGGCATCATGCACTGGTTCCGCGACCACACGAACGAGAAGCCAGCCGATGCCTGAGTTCGAGTACGTGCCGCTCATGGACACCGCGGAGTTCGCCCCGAAGGTGTGGTGGAACGTCAAGGGCCACACGCTGACGCCGTCGCTCGCCGAGCAGATCGCGGCGACCTTCAACGTCGCACTAGTGACCATGGCCCAGGTCGTCGCTGGGTTGCAGAGCACGACGCAGGACGACTTCGCGCTCGCAGGTCCAGGGAAGGGGTCAGCATGATCACGTCCCCGGACTGCCGCGACGCGAACCACCACAAGTGCTACGGCGGCGCCTGGAACGCCGCCGAGGACCGGCCCGTGGACTGCCAGTGCAGCTGCCACAAGTGAGCCAGAAGCCCGACCCGTACAGGTGCGCAGTGTGCGGCAAGGACGATTTCCCGGTCATATCAATGGCCCGGCACTGCGAACTGAAGCACAGACGAGAAGCCGAGAGGCTGGAACAGGAGGAGCGGGCGGATGCCATGGCTGAAGCAGGGCGACGCGGCGGCGAACCACCCGATCGTCCTCTCAGCCCTCGAACTGGACGAAGCTGACGACCGGATCCTCAACGAGCTGTTCGGGTTCGTGGCCCGCTGCGCAACCCAATCGGCCGCGTACGAACAGGACTACATCGTCACCGTTGGGACGGCCCGGCACATGGCCGGATCCCTCACCCGCTACCAGCAGCTCGCCGCGGCCGCGAAGCGCTGCGGCTACTGGACCGAGACGACGATCACCGACGAGGACGGCCAGGAACGGCCCGCGTGGAAGCTCGTCGAGGAAGAGGATCTGTTCCACATGATCCTCAAGGAAGAACGCGCCTGGACGAACCAGAGGAAGAAGGACGCCCGCGATCCATCCCTGACGGTCCCGGTCCGGCGGCGCGACGGGGACGCCTGTCGACGCTGCGGCAAGACCGTCTCGTGGACAGACCGCAAATCCGGCAGGGCCGGAACCTACGACCACACCGAACCCGGCCAAGCCGCACATGTCGGCTCCCTCGTCGTCTGCTGCAAGGAATGCAACTCCAAACGGCAAGACGACCCATCCGGTAACTGGCCGCTCCTCGCGGCCCCGAAGACCCCCCTGTACGGACCCGAAACCGTTGAATTCCTCGGAAAGCACGGCATCGAGGTCCAGCCCAGCTACACCAAGACTCCCGCGCGAGCGCCCGGCACGGCACCAGCCGCCCCGAACTCCACGGTCGAGCCCCCAGCCCAAAAGGCCGGGGTACAGGGCGATCTGCCAGATCCCGGCAGATCAGAGGTCTCCCGGATCAAGCCGCGTCGGGACGGGACGGGTCGGGTCGGGTCGGGTCAGGACGGGAAGGGAAGCAACGCCGATCCGCCGCCCTCCCCACCACCGCCCAAAAACATCAGGAGGACCAACCGGCAGAGGAGGCGAAAGAGGTGAAGGTCCGCATCCCCGAAGGCATGAAGCTCCCCAGGAACTGGCGCTACGCCAAGCGATACCCGCTCATCATCGACGAGCACGTCAAACTCGTCCCCTACGCGCTCGCAGTCAAGGCCGTCCGCTTCACCGGGTACTGCGTCGTCGACCACGGCGAACGCCTCGTGAAGTCCGGCCCGTCCTCGTGGCTCTGCGGGTCCTGCACCGACCGCATCGTCGAAGGGCTCCGAGGCATCGAACGCTCGTGGCCCGCACTGCAGGACATGCTCTACCCGTCCAAGGCCGGCGGCGAAGTTGGCTCGAAGTCGGTCGATCCCGCCGTTCCGCTCGACCTCACCTACGTCGACGTCATCGCCAAGATCGAGACCGCCGTGCGAGGCCTCGCCTCGCAGCTCCTCGAGGACCGGCCCGATCTGAGACCGACTCGCAACCAGGACGTCGGCGCGATCGCGGGCGAGCTCGTACGGTGGCACCTCGGCTGGATCACCGGTCACCCCAACTCATCGCTGCCAGCCCAAGCACTCGAAGACATCTGGGAGGCATGGAACCATATCCCCCGTGACGCCAGCAAAGCCAAGAACATCCCGCCTGTGACGCGATGGATTGATCACGCCAAGGCGCGGCGTGGCTAGGTCCGAGTGGGTCGGTGTCCCAATGGTCCAGATGCTCACTGGCTGGTCAGCCGACTGGGTCCGTGCTGTGGCGAAGCGCGACCAGTGGCGCACATTCGGGAAGAGGCCGAAGCTCTACGCGCTCGCCGATGTGCTCGACTCCGCGGCCGGTCACAAGGCGAATGCGGTCGAGCGGCACTTGCACTCCAAATGGAATCAGACGGCAAGACGCACGCGACACGCCGAGTTGAGAGCGAATGGGCCATATGGTCCTTGACAGAGTGCGACAATCCCTTTGATGGTGGCGCAGTGTCACTAGCGGAGGCCCGGCCGGATGGCTGGGCCTTTCGCATGCCTGAGCCCCAGAGTCGTGGCTGGGTGAGACCGCGACGCCGGGACGGCGCGTCCTGGTACCGAGGACGCGCCGCCCCACAATCCACTTCACGAAGGGACCGATCATGTCTGCCAAGATCACCGCAGTCGCCCGCATCTGGAGCAGGACCGAAGCAGGAGACGGGCAGACCCGACTCCAATGGTCCGCACCGTATGCCGATGCCCAGGGCAATCGGGTTGAGGAGAACAAGGCGTGGGCGAAGTACACGCCCTGCTTTGCGCTCGATATGACGGTGCTCAACGAGGTGGCCGAGAAGATCGAGGACGGCGTCGACTATCTGCTCACGTTCGAGAAGAAGGATGCTGGCTGAGTTCGACCGCAGGCGTGGTCGCAGTGGCAGGCCTTGGCAGCGCATCGTGCACGAGGTGCTCGTGCCGGGTGTGTGCTGCGCGTGGTGTGGTGCGGAGATAGACACCACACTGCCGCGGTCGTCTCGGTGGTCGGGCACGGTGGACCACATCACCGCGCTCGCTGATGGTGGTCATCCCACTGACCGTGCCAACCTCCAGCCCATGCACCGCTCGTGCAACAGCCGCAAGGAGGCGGCACGCAGGGCAGGCAGGGCAGCAGAGGCGCGGCAGGCTGGCCGCTCGCGCTCGTCGAGGCGATGGTGACCGGTCGGAGGGTGTATTCGTGCTCCTCCAGCACGCCCCCGGGGGTGGGGTGGTCGGGCATCGCGAAAAACCGCGTCCGTTTTTTAGGAAACGGCGAGGCGGAAGACCCCGCCGGTCAACCAAAATTTCCGCCCGCCGAATTTCCCGGGTGGCGCCCTACAGGTGTAGCGACTTTCGGGAGGGCAAATTGCGCGTCATCATTCGTCTTTGCCAATGCGGCGCCGAGCTTCCGAGATATAGGCATCTGTGCGACGTCTGCCGCACCGCGAAAAAAGCATTGAGCGAACGAGAGAGCTCACGCAAGCAGGGCAGGCGGCTCCATATTCCTTCTGATCGCACGGGCTATCTAGGCAGGCGCGGCACCGAAGAAGAATGCTTCTGGATCAAGGTCGAGAAATCGGCTGGCTGCTGGACCTGGACAGCGGCGAAGAACAAGGGCTACGGAAGCTTCCGCGGGATGCGCGCTCATCGCTGGTCGTGGGAGCGAGCGAACGGACCGATCCCTGACGGGCTGACGGTCGATCACCTCTGCCGAAACCGGGCGTGCGTGAATCCGGATCACATGGAGCTCGTGACCCCCGAGGAGAATGCGCGCCGCGCGAGGGAGGGACAGCAATGGCTGGAGAAGGCCTCGTAATCCGTCACGGCAAGAAGGCCGGCGTCTCCGGCTACCGGCGCGGCTGCCGCTGCGCTGAATGCCGGAAGGCTAAGCGCGACGACCAGGCCGCATATCGGGCGAAGAGGAAGCTCGCGGCTGCGGGCGCGGTCCTCCCTGCCGTTTCGGATGAAATGCCGCCGGTAATTGAGGCGTCGTCGCTTCAAATTGCTTTCTCGCGTCCGGCCGGGGCAATTGAGACGGCGCTGGACGAGGAATTGGCTGCGCTGATCGGCGAGCCGCCGTTCAAGAAGACGCTGATGGTCCTCGCGAAGTACAACGCGCGCGTTCTGGACCAGATCCCGGCGCTCGACCGTCCGGATCTGATCTCGGGGATGCAGTCGCGCCTGTTCAACGTGTTCGACCGGCTCAGGAAGGTGGAAGGGCCTGTGGGCGACGAGGACGCAGCGGAGGCGTTCCTGCGCTCGCTCGGGTCTGCGGAGAGTGACTAGCGGCCACAACCCCCCGCCGAGGTGGGGAACGCCCCGCAACCCGGCACGGGAGACACTCGGCCCCAAGGTGGGCAAGGTCATGGCCGCGTTCAAGAACACTCCGATGCCGTGGCAGAAGGACTTCCTGGACGTAGCGTGCGAGCTCGACCCCGCGACCGGCCTCTACTGGTACTCGAAGGTCATTCTGATCGTGCCGAGGCAGGCCGGGAAGACGTCGACGTCGAGGGGTAAGGTCACCCACCGGGCCCTGACGACGAAGAACGGGCGCATCCTGTACACGGCTCAGGACCGGAACAAGGCGCTGAAGCGGCTCGAGGAGAACTTCTATCTGCCGATCATGGACTCCCCGCTGAAGTCATTCATGGGGAAACCGAGATGGCAGGCAGGGTCCGAGTCGCTGCGCTGGAAGAACGGCGCGAAGCTCTCGATCGACGCGATCTCGAAGAAGACGGGCCATGGAGACACGCTCCACGAGGCGCACCTCGACGAGGCGTACGCGCACCGGGACAACACGATCGAGGGCGGCATCGGCCCGACCATGGGCACTGTGCCAGGTGCCCAGAGGTGGGTGACCTCGGCCGCCGGCAACCTTGAATCGCTGTACCTGATGGCGCAGCGGGACATGGGCCGCGCCCTGGTCGACTCCGGTGTCGAATCCCGGACCCTCTACTGGGAGTTCTCGGCGCCTGAGGACGCAGATCCGAACGACCCGAACACTGGGCTCGCAGCCCATCCTGCGATCACCCACACGATCCCGCTCGAGTTCGTCCTGAACGAGGTCCGCACGGACCCCGATCCGGCGGAAGTTCACCGCGCCTACTACGGGTGGTGGCCGAGCCCGAAGGCGCCGCCGGCGGTCATCCCCGACGCGGCGTGGCGAGCCTGCTACGCGCCCGACTCTGAGGACTGCTGGGACGGGACGCCGCTGTGGACGGTCGACGTCGCGCTGGAGCGTGACTGGACCTCGATCGGGGCAGCAGGGAAAGCCACGGACCCCGAGGCGCGTTGCTTCGTCGAGCTCGTCCACCGCGAGGAGGGCACCGAGTGGGCAGTCTCCAAGCTCACCCGGCTCGCCGAGAAGCACGGCGGCTGGAAGGTGGCCCTCGATGCCGGCGGCGGAGCGGCCTCGCTCATCCCGGACCTTGAAGACGCCGGTTTCGAGGTCGTGAAGATGCCAGCGGCGCAGCGTGCGGCAGCGTGCACAGGGTTCTACGACGACGCGCTCGCAGGCGCACTGCGGACGATGGAGAACACCGACGTGACCGAGGCGCGCAAGAGCGCCGCGAAGCTGCGCTCGGGCGAGTCGTGGGTGTTCTCCCGCGGCAAGTCCATGCAGGACATCACGGCGCTGTACGCGCTCATCGTCGCCCGCTGGGCGTGGATCGAGACCCGTGAGGCCGATTACGACATCTTGCAGAGCTTCTACTGAAAGGCGGCCACGTGCGTCTGTCCACAGTCCTCGACCTCGTCGGCTGCCTCGCCCTGCTGGCCGGGATCGTGCTGTTCGTCGCGCAGTGGACCATCCCAGGTGCGCTCGGAGTGTCGGGAGCAGGCCTGCTGGCCCTCTCGTGGCTGGTCGACAGGAAGGGGAAGCGATGAGCCTCTTCCGTAAGCGCGACGCCGGCCCGGTGATCCCGATCTGGCAGGGGCTTCCGATGAGGATGCCCCGCCGTGCGGGCAGCGTGGACGTCACGAAGGACACCAGCCTGACGCACTCGGCGGTCTGGGCGGCTCAGACGCTGCGCGCCGACCTCATCTCGACCATGCCGCTGATCGTGTGGCGGAAGATGCCGGACGGCCTCGAGGTCACAGTGCCCCCGTCAGGGGTCCTCCAAGAGCCCTCGGAGCATGCGCCGGGGCAGCCGATTGACATGACGGAGTGGCTGTACTCCTCGCAGATGGACCTCGACAGCACCGGAAACGCCTTCGGGATCGTGACCGAGCGTGACTCTATGGGAATCGCATCCCAGATCGACCTCGTCGCGGCCGACACAGTCACCGTCTCCGTCCGGAACAGCCGCATCCAGAGCTACAAGATCGGCAAGGACACCTACAGCCCGGCCGACGTCTGGCACGAGCGCCAGTACACGGTCCCCGGCATCCACGTGGGGCTCTCGCCTGTCACGTACGCCGCGCGCGGGATCGGGGCGAGCCTATCGGCCCAGCAGTTCGCGCTCGACTGGTTCGGCAACGGCGCAGTGCCCTCGGCGATCCTGAAGAACAAGGACCGGACGCTCCAGCAGGGCGAGGCGACCGCGATCAAGAAGCAGTTCCAGGCGACGCTGGCCAGCGGCGAGGTGTTCGTCTCGGGCAAGGACTGGGACTACCAGATGGTCTCCGCGAAGGCGGCTGAGGCTGAGTTCCTGACAACGATGGAGTTCAGCATCGTCGAGGTCGCGCGCTGGTTCGGAGTCCCGTCCGACATGATCGACGGGCCGAGCAAGGGCTCCTCGATCACGTACGCGAACATCACGCAGCGGAATCTCCAGTTCCTGATCACGAAGCTCGGGCCGGCCGTTCGCCGCCGTGAGGCCGCGCTGACGAGGCTCACGCCGAAGCCGCGACGCGTGGCCCTGGACACCGAGAGCCTGCTCCGGATGGATCCGCAGACCCTCGCGACCGTCATCAACACACGGGCCCTCGCGCGGAACCTGACCCCGGACGAGGCCCGCGCCCAGTACTACAACCTGCCGCCGCTGACCGAGGCGCAGAAGGCCGACTTCAAGTCGCTCTTCATGAAGACGACAGACGCCATCAAGCAGGAAGGCCCGGCCCCGGATGGGTCCGATCTCGCAACCGACGAAGAGGTGGAACCGTGATGAACCGCAGTGAAGCTGCCGAGGCGCGAGCCGCGGCCGTCCGGGCCCGCGCCGACCGCCCCTCTCAGCGCCGATCCACGGCCGAGCCGGGCACGGGCGCACGCGTCTCGGTGCGGCTGCAGGGCCTCAGGCTCGAGCGCTCGCAGGGCGATTCCGGGCCGCTCGTGTTCGAAGGCTACGCCTCGGTCACCGAGTCTCCGTATCAGATGTACGACTTCTTCGGGCCGTATGACGAGCTGGTCAGCCAGGGAGCCTTCGGCGCCACGCTCGCCCGCGCGGACCTCGATGTCCCGTTCGTCCTGCAGCACGACGACCTGCGCCGGATCGCGCGTACGACGAACGGAAGCCTGAACCTCCGTGAGGACGACCACGGCCTCAATGTCCGCGCCGAGCTCGACCCGGACGACGCCGACGTGGCGTACATCGCCCCGAAGCTCCGCTCGGGCCTCATCGACGAGATGAGCTTCAAGTTCCGCATCGACTCCGGCCAATGGTCCCCGGACTACACCGAGTACCGGATCAACGCGGTCGACATCCACCGTGGTGACGTCTCGATCGTCGCCTACGGGGCCAACCCGGCAACCAAGGGCTCGGGCCTCGCCGACAGCAGCTCGGCGAAGGAGCTCTCGGCCCGCTCCAAGAAGTACCTCGAGCCAGACCCGAGGGAAAAGCGCCGCTCGATCTAGACGAGCGGATCACGGCACAAGTTCGCGTACTCGCGCCCGCGCTACGGCCTGGGCCTGATGCCTGTCCGCGTGCCTTTCGGAAAAACACCAACCCCCCTTTTCGGAAGGACAGGTCAGCCATGACCATCGAACAGCTCATCGAGCGTGTCCGCGCAGAACGCGCCGGCAGGCTCGCAGCCCGCAACGCCGCATCCGACCAGCTCCGCGAGCTCCGCGGCGCGGACACCCCGGATGACGCCCGGATCGCCGAGGTCCGCGCCAGCATCGACGCCCTTGACGGCGAGATCGACACCCTCTCCGAGCGCGTCCGTGGCTACGAGGCCGAGCTCGAGCGCGACCAGGCGGCCCTTCGCCTCTCGGCCGAGACCGCGCCCGCCGCGGCTCGCGCATCGTACGACTCGGTTATCCGCACGGGCGACACCAACGAGCCGCGCACCTACACGGAGCGCGGCAACGTCAATGAGGGCGTCTCCTTCTTCTCGGACGCGTACAGGCACTCGCTCCGCGGCGACGCCCGCGCGACCGAGCGCATCATGCGCCACGCGAGGGAAGTCGAGGTCCACAACGAGATGACCGAGCGTGCCACGAACACCGGCACGTTTGCCGGCCTTGTGGTCCCGCAGTACCTCATCAACCTCGCGGCCCCGGCCCTCGCGAACGGCCGCCCGCTCGCGAACAACATCCAGCGCCTGCAGATCCCCGAGCAGGGCATGTCGTTCACGATTCCCCGCGGCACGACCCCCGCGTCGGCCGACGTGCAGGCGACTGAGAACTCGAACGTCTCCTCGACGGATGAGGCGTGGAGCAACCTGACGGTCAACGTGGTCACGATCGCGGGCCAGCAGGACGTCTCCCGGCAGTCGCTCGAGCGCGGCTCCGGCGTGGACTCGCTGATCTACCTCGACCTCGTCAAGCGGTACGCCGCAAGGCTGGACCTGCAGATCATCAAC